ATATATTGTATTTCATGATAAATTTTTAGTTTGGTTAGACATTAATGGATATGATTCAAAAGAAGTATCTAAATATTCAGATGATAAAATAAACGAAATTATTAAAAAATCCCCATATTATAAGGCTACAGCAAATGATGTTGATTGGATATCTAAAGTAAAAATGCAAGGATCTATTCAAAAGTGGATTGATCATTCTATAAGCGTAACGGTTAATTTACCAGAATCTACATCACAAGAAACTGTAAATAGTGTATTTATAGAAGCATATAAAAGTGGATGTAAAGGAATAACTATATATAGAGATGGATCTAGAAGTGGTGTTTTAGTAAGTACTGATGATACTGGTAAAAAATCAGAATTAACCATTGATGGTAGACCAAAATCATTAATATATAATAGTGCTCCAAAAAGACCAAAATCATTACATTGTGATATTCATCATATTACTGCAATGAAACAACAATATATAGTTTTAATCGGATTAATGGATGGTAAACCATATGAAGTATTCGCATTTATGAAGAAAAATATTGATTTACCTAAGAGATTTAATACGGGTAAATTAGTTAAAGTTAAATCCGGAATATATAATTTAGAAATTGATCTTGGAGAAGGAGATAAAATAGTTCTTGAAAATTTAGCAGAATTATTTGAAACTTCAGATGAGCAAATTATAACGAGATTAATTTCAGGATTATTCAGACAGGGTATGCAAGTTAATTATATTTGTGATATCATTGAAAGTGTAAATACAAGTATAGTATCTTTCGGAAAAAGTATAGTTAGAGTGTTACATAAATATAGAAATAAAGAATTGGATTTAAGTAGAGGACCAGAACCATGTCCAGAATGTGGAAGTCCCGATGGATTAATTCGATCGGATGGATGCATTAAATGCAAAGATTGTGGATATAGTAAATGTGGATAAATATTTATTATTAAAAGTTGGAGAATTATTTTTTCCCCCAACTTTTTATTTATTTTGAAAACCTATAGTATTTTTTTTACTATATTATATCAAATAATAATAACATTAAAAAATAATTAAAATTATGAGTGAATTAAGTTTAGATTTTACGAATTTATCGGGAACAGAGATTTCAGCAAATGCTGGTAGTAGAAGAGATCCTAATCTTTTACAGTGTAAACCAGAAAATGGTACAAACAATCAGTATGAATTGTATATGCGATTTATGATATATCCATGGGATATTAATAAATCAATGTATAGTAAAAACATGGTGCATATTGCTAATCCATCTGTACAAAAAGACGGATTGACATTTGATTGTCCAAAATCCGTAGGAAAACAATCATTTTTCTATGCATTAGATGAAGTATTAAGAAAAAGAGAAAATGCAAAAATTGATGAAGCGATTACTAAAGAAATTAGAAAATATTTTAAAAGATGGTATCAAATACATTCATTAGTTTACATTTCAACTGATGCACATCATCGTGAAAATGAAGGAACATGTAAAATTTATACATATGGATCAAAGATCAATAAATTAATTACACAAGAACAACAAGGTACTGCAACTAAACCGAAAGTAAATGTATTTGATTTTTTAACTGGTAAAGATTTTTACTATTTTGCAACAAAACAAAATCAGCAATTTGCTAATTATGATCAATGTAAATTTGTTGATAAATCATCTCCATTTCGTTTTTTAAAACCAGATGGAAGTATACACGAGGTATGTGCAGCTGAATTAACAGATATGGCTAAGGGAATTCAAACACCATTGAGTGATTTTCTTCAAACTAAATTACCAAAGATGGATGAATATTTTTATAAAGATCCAACATCTGATCAATTATCAAAATCAGCAACTTTGATTCGTATGATATTATCTAGATTCCCAGTAATTTTTAATGAAGCATTAGCTGCAAGTGGTGATGTTGAATTTAATAATATGTTACTTAATGGTGGAAGTATTCCTGTTGCACCACAAGGAAATACGCAATTCGGAATTAATCCTCAATTTGAACAACAACAAATGCAAGCACCAGTATCACAAGTGTATAATCAAGCTCCACAGCAGCAACAAGTTCAAAATTATAATCCGGTACAACAACAAATACAACCACCAGTTCAGACATATAATTCTGCTCAACAACCACAATCACCGATTTATACTCAAGAACAACCTCAAGTTCAAACATATGTTCCTGGACAACAATCTCAAATATCTCCATCTGGATATGTTCCAGAAACACAAAATCCGGGTAATATAGAAAATCAACCAAATGTCGTTTTAGGTAATGCCGGGAATGATGCATTCCAAAATGCTATGAAAAATTTATAAAAATATTATAACCATCGAAGAATAAATACATATATTCTTCGATGGTTTATATAAAACCAATTTAATTCTTTAAGAACCATGGAAAATGTGGATGATTTAAGTAAAGATGATCGCATATTAAAATTTTTTAATAAATATCATTGTACCGGAGAAAAAGAATATCAGGATTTTTTAAAATCAATAGATCCTGTAATTGCCATAACTATTTTAGTAGCAGCTGTAGCAAAAGCAGCAGATGATGGAATTTATAATAAACGTGAATCTGAAATTCTTGCTAATTGTGTAAAAAAATTAATTATAAATGATAATATAATAGAACAATGAAATTAGTAATCGATGGAAATTCATTATTAAGTGTTGTAGCAAGTGTTGCAATTCATACATCAAATAATCAAAATTTAGAAAGACCATTTTTTAGAGTCCAAGATAAATTAATTATTAAAGATGATGCATCAGAATATTATAATGCTCAATTATATAAATATTTATCGAGTATATTATTTGGTTTATCATTTGTCGATAATATTTACATAGCAGTTGATAGTGTTTCATGGAGGAAATTTTATTTTAAAAAATACGCTGAATTATTTAAAGCTCGTCCGGATTATAAAGATTTTGAAATAGGATATAAAGGTCATAGAAAAACAGATACTGAAAATAAAGAACAGTTAAAAGAACTTGTAAAATATCTTTCTAATGAAACTTTACATGATTTAGCTCGACGTATTCCCGGTATTCAAATTATATCAGTTAAAGGATTAGAAGGAGATGATATTGTTTATACATTAGCAAATCGTTTTAAAAAAGAAGATGATGTCATAGTTTGGACAAATGATAGTGATATTCATCAAATAATAGACAGTAATGTGTATGTTATAGGATCAAATGATCATGTAACAAAAAAAAGAAAATTATTTAGATTAAAACAAAATGTAAATTTAGATAATACATCTAATATGTGCATGAATTTTGATTTCAAAATGAATGGAATCGATAAAGTTTTTGATGATTTATTAAAACGTGGAATTTATATAGAAAATATATCAAACCCAAAATATGAAATTTTTTCTAAAATTATATGTGGGGATAAATCTTCTGATAATATACCTTCAGTTTTTTGTAAAGATGTTGGTGATAAATTAGTAAATGTTACAAAAGTTAGACATTTTGATAAAGTATATAATTTTTTAATTCAAGAAAAAAAATATACAGATGATTATATAATATCTAAATTAGATCAATTGGATTTTGGGTTTTTTAAAGAAGTTGCAGATAAACTTTGTGATATATTAAAATTAAATTCAGAAGATTTTTCAAAAACTATAGTTGATTGTATAAATTTTAATACGAGATTAATTAGATTATCTCACACGTGTATTCCAGAAGATTTAATGAATTATTTGGAATCGATTATAGATGAAAACCAAAAATATACGAAACAATTTAATAATAGTATATTTTATGAATATATAGGAACAAAAAAATATATGAAAAAATAAATAAAAATTATGAAATTAACAGGAAGACCATTACATGAACGTGTAATTGTAAAATTAGATGAAGTAGGAGAATTAACACAAGGTGGAATTATTCTCCCGGAAGAAGCAAGAGAAGTTGCAAATATAGCAACAGTTATTGCCATAGGAAATTTAGTAAATTCAGAAGGTGAAGCATTAGTAGTTGGGGATAGAGTCATTATTCAAAGAATGTCTGGATTGCCCATTGATGTTAAAGGTCAACGATATCTATTAATTATGAAACATGACATACATTATGTATTCGGGGAAGATGAGAAGTAATTAAACAAAAAAAGGCTGATTAATTTAATTAATCAGCCTTTTTTATTTATATACTATATTACTATATTGCTGAGAATCCAGATTGAGTTATAGATAATTGTCCACCAACTCTTGTTACTGTAATTTTATTTACAAATTTATGAACACCTCTATTAAAATCAATATTTATATCAATTACAGCTGCATTATTTTCTAATACATATTGATCATTATTATCTGAATCGATTTGAGTTTCAAACCAAGCTATACCACCATTAAAAAATACTCCTTCTAAATAACTATCAACTAATGATTTAACTCTAACTCTTAATATTGGTGTGTTGTATCTAAATAAGAAGTTAAATAATATATTTTCAATATTTTTTTCTAATGTAATTAATGTATCACGAACATGTGCATTATTTAATGCTGATTTAACACGTTGATATGCTGTATTATTTGACATCAACATAACACCACCTCTACGTTTTTGTACAATTAGATTATATCCAACTGGTTCTAGTAATCCACGATCACTATTAGATAATTCATATTCAACACCAACAACATCAGAATCTGTAAGTCTACCAGTTTGTGCAGCAACAATTATATATGGGGCATTTGCTGCAAATTTTCTCATATATGCATTACATACATACGGAGCCGGTATCATTGATTTTTGCGATCCAGCATCATTTATAATTAAATTAGGAAATGATGGTAGAGTGTATGATTCAATTGGAACACCATTTATTGTATCAGATGCAAATTTATATACAAATGATGGATTTAATGATAAATTTCCACCGGATGCTATATAATCTGTTCTTATCAATCCAGTATTTGAATCAATAAATAATGGATCTGACCAAGTTTCGAATTGTTTCATTGATGGTCCATTTGTAAATACCATTGATTTTGCATGAGTCGCTGCAAGTTTTGATAAATAATATTTAGATTGTGCAGATATATCACCTTCATATGTATCAATGATATATCTAATATCGATTACTTCACTTTCTGCAATAGAAGTGGCTATATTAGTATCAAACATGAATTTTAATATATCACTTTGTCTTTGCGGAGTTCCATTAGGCAATAATGATTCTCTTATTTTGAATGGTAATAATTTTAAACCATTTAATGATGTTACAAAATTTGGTATTCCTTTATATATAACAATCATATCATCAGTAGTATCTATACCAATTATTTCATCAGTTACTGGAGATATAGTTTCTATTGTCACATATGTTGAAGTCCCTTCTGTTTTAGTAGATACACTTAATATTTTAAGCATTCTTCCACGAATTCCATTAACTTCGGCTTTAATATAAGAATTAACTTTTATAAATTCAAAAATATCAGATTTTTGTTGATCTGTTAAATTTGTAGTTTCTACTTTTATTTTATTAGGAGCTAATTCTTCATAAGATGCAAATGTTGATAAATTGATCTCACTTGAATAATTTTTGAAACTAGTATTGCTAGATGTAAATTCAACAGAAATTGCTGATAAATTAACTAAATCAGTTTGTGTTAATAGTGTAGAATCTGAATATCCCTCAATTATGATATATTTACCTATTACATCACTAGAACTTTTAATTTTAATAAAAATTGCAGGAGTAGAATTTATATAATCACCACTATTTAAATATCCAGAATCCCATAATTTATATAATGTACTTTCTTCATATGCTTTAATATATGTAAAATCTGGACTTGTTAATAATTGTTCAGTTATAATAGATGTCTTAACCGCTGGACTTTCATTTGTTATATCATATGTAAATACATTTTTAATTGGAGATCTATATGATATTGTATCAATTAAATAATTATCAGTATCATCTATTGTTTTTGATAATTCATCTATGCCATTACCTATAATATCAACACGTCTTGTAGTCATATCAGTTTCATCATAAGATTCTTGAGTTAAATCGATTTTATCTAATTTATCAGAATCTATAGCGCATATCATTTGCGTAGTAGGATAATAATTATTAAATAATCTATCAATAGAAATTACATTTCCTGAGTTATCTTTAAAATCCGGAATCAATGAACCAGTTACATTTACTATAACATTTGTTGATCTTAATTGTAAAAATTCATTTATGTTTGCAGTTTTTAAACCAGTAGTATCGAAATATTTAGAATATACGGAATCTGATGATAATTTTCTATAGTTTGTCCAATCACCATCAACGACAATTACATTTACCATATAATCTGAAATCAAGTCATCTTTACTTAAAAATGTAGGAATTACTATTTCTGTACCCAATGATGTATACCATTCCGAAACAGTAAGATCATATCCTCGAATTGATGATTTTTGAACAAAAACTGTAGTTGTTTTTTGACTCATATTTGCAAATGTTAAAATCTTATCATTATTAACAGATGCTGACATTTTTCTATTTTTTGTTCTAGTTACTTCAATATCACTAGCGTACCATAATTTTTGTTTATTATATAAGTTCATTATTGGTACACTCAATGGTAATGTTGGTGTAGTTCCTTTATCTGATAATATAGATGCTCCATTAATATCAGCACTTTCGGTATTAAATGTTGTAATATAACCACGATCCACATTTGGTCTTTCATTTGTATCTTCAACTAAATCAACTGGTAATATATTTAATGCATATACTGCACCTTCTCGTAAAGAAACTTCCAATGATTTATGGAAATAACTACCCTTTTTTTCAAGTAATCTATCATTTTGACCATAAATATTAGTTTTTATTGTATCATTAGCTAATTGAACAACTGTATTAAATGGACCAGATTTACTTGAACCAATTAAAAGTCTTCCATATTCTGTAACTTCAGATAAAGTTTGGCTTGCATCAAATTCGAATGTATATACACCTGATGCCTTTAATGCTTCTAAATTAATTTTCATATTAATACTTTTTTATTTTATTTATCTCTGAGATAAATGAATAAATTAAAAAAATTTAATATATTTTGAAAACTCTATTAATTTTTTGTACTATATTAGTATGTAATTTTATAAATTTAAAAAAATGCTAGTAGGATGTGAATTAAATAGTGATGGTAAATTAGTGATGTCACATTATAATGAGGATGGTAAACTCTCTTTGATTAAGAGAAGTATTAGTGATGAAGATATGTTTAATTGGTTTATATCACAAACTCCAACTAAAAATAAAACATGGAATGGAGAATTTATATCACCAATAAAAACTAGAAAACCATCTAGATTTAGAATGGAAGAATTAATGTTAAAATATAATAGGGGTAGTATAAAAGATACTATTCATGCATTTAATAAACCTAAAGTTGCATATCTGGATATTGAAAATTATGTAAATGAAAAGAATGACTTTACTAAGCCAGAAGAAGCTTTATTTCCAATAAATATTATATCAATATTAATTGGGGATGATGTTTATGTTCTAACAACATTACCAGAATTAAGTTCTTCTGAATTAGAAAAAATGAATAATGAATTAAATGGATATTTTAAAAAATATTTAAGTAAATTTAATATATTATATAGATTTTTCAATAATGAAAAACAATTATTGCAATTTTTTGCACATCAACTATTACCAAAATTACCATTTATTACTGGATGGAATGTTATAGAATATGACTGGCAGTATATATATAATAGATGTATAAAAAATGAAGTTGATTTATTTTATAAATTACCATCAACTGAAACAACTGGTCAATTTAAAATTCCGATTCATACAGGAATGATAGATTATATTGATGCTATGGAAGCATTTACTCCATATAAAGATTTGGAAAATCATAAATTGGCTACGGTTGCTGAAAAAGCATTAGGATTTTCGAAGTTAGATAATCCATATGGATCATTTTCTGAATTTATAAAAGATACATATAGATTTATATTATATAATATTATTGATAGTTGTTTGGTACGATATATAGATGAAGAAATAAATATGTTAGGGTCATCATTTGCAATTGGTAAAATTTCAGAACTTGAAATCTCTAGAATATTTTCATCTGTATATATGACGGAAATGTTTTTATGTAGAGAATTTTATAATCGGGGAATTTATTTACCAAATATACCAAATCGAAAAAAACCAAAAGATTTTAAATATAAAGGTGCATTTGTTAAAGAACCAATACCTGGATTTTATAGATTTATAACGTGTTTTGATTTTAATTCTATGTATCCAAATATTGCTATTCAGTTCAATATTTCACCCGAAACCTATTTGGGATTTTGGGATAAATTAGATCCTAGTAAATTACCAGATAAATTTACGAAGACTATTAAAGGTACGGTTTTCGATACAACATACCAATCATCTACAGGTACAGTATTGATAAATTATTATGATCAAAGAAAATCTATACAGAAAGAATTGGGTATTAAAGAAAAAGAATACGAAACATTAAAAAATAATTAAAATTATGCAATTTGGAAATGCTAAACAAAACAAAATAAATCAACTTAAAGAGCAATTTGTTGGTAAAAATTTTATATGGAAAGTTCCATTGTCATCCGAAAAGGCTGGAGATCCAACAAGATGTACTGGTATTAGAGAAAGTGGAGAAATGAATGAATTGTGCTTAGATTTAAGCCATGGTATGCCGGTTCCTATAAACAAAATACAATTCCATTTACAAATGGATGGTGTTGATATGGGTGCTCCACCTCAAATATCTGAATCTAATCAAGAATTTACAAGAGATGTAAATCCTACTAATATCGATAAAAATATGAATAAATCACCAATCGATATGTTGGGTAAAAATGATATACATTTTCAACAACAACCAAATATATCTACATCTAAAAAGAAAGTAAATATGTTTGAAAATTTTAATAAAAGTGTAACCAAATTTAAAGTTGAAGTAAAGATAGAACTTCCTGATCCAGAATTAGTTGATATTATGTATAAAAATTCATTAGATAAAAATGAATTTATTGAAAATTTTACATCATATATCATTGAAAATATAAATATAGATAATGTTAAACAATCTATTATAGAAACGTTAAATCCAGCAAATGATTTAAACGATGATGATTTTGAAATAACAACAGAGAAATAAAATGAATAATATAGATATAAAAACTCAAGATTTAAGCAAACGATTAAAATATCACACTAAGGGTGATAATATATCTTGCGTAGAGGATGTAAATCCACCAATTTTTGTTTTGCCATTCATTATGAATGCAAATGGAAAGAATATCAATCAATTATTCCTACATGAATATAAAGATATGTTTGATGAATTGAAAACCACAGTATTAGATATAAATCAATATAATTTTGATACTAATTTAGATGTTGTAAATTCATTTATATCAAAATATTTCAGCATTCCGGATTCAAAAATAGAATTGGATCGAATATTCTATCTTGGAGAAATGAATATTGATATATCATTATTTAAAACAAAAACAATATGTTATGGTGCAAATCTAACTGGTTTATTGAGAGACGATGAAATGTCAATTAATTTACACAATTCTGATCATAGTAAAATGGTTAGAGTTCAATATTATGATGTTATGAAAGGTCATTATTTAGATAATATGATAATGGCTTCAACATTTCAATTAATGTCATATTTTATGATTTAAAAAAATAATAATTTATAATATGGAAAATAAAAAAGGTAAAAAATCGAAAATTTCAGTTAATGGATTTAATTATTCAAATCGATTAATGAGAAGAAAATACAGAGTAAAAAATGAAAAAGAACTAACTCATGAAGATGCATTAGCTGGAAAAACAAGACTCCAAAAATGGATGGAAGTAACTCAAGCAAATATTGAAATGGGTAAAAGTTTAGATTCATATTATCTAAATCAATTAATATCAATTTCAGATGAAGAAAATTCTAATAGAAATGCAAGATGTCTATCATCATTAGAAGAATTTTATGGAGATAAAGCTAAAGCATTATTGGTACATCAAAATAATTTAAGAATACAATCAATGAAAACTTTTAAATAATATAATAAATATATGACTGTTGAAAAAATTAAAAAAAATCCAGTATTAGAATTAAATAAATTTATAGCTAGTAAATTGGATGATAAAAAAGAAAATTTTAAAATTTTTAAATCATTTGGGTCAATTCGAGAATATATTTCATTGGGCAATTATTTACTAAACGCTCAATTATCAGGAAGTCTATTTAAGGGATTACCAAATACTAGAAGTTTAGAACTTGCTGGTAAATCAGGAACTGGTAAAACATTTCTATGTTTAAATATGGTTCTCGATGAAATAGAAAAGGGTTATCATGTTTATTATATTGATACTGAAGGTGCAATCGATGATGAAGATTTAGCTAATTTTGGTATAGATTCTGAATGTATAACTCATATCAGAACCATAAAAACATATGAAAAATGTATTGAATTTATAAATAATCTAATAAAGGGATACAATGATATGACAAATGATGCTGGAGAAGATGGCGAATTGCCGAAAATCGCATTATTCGTCGATTCGATTGGTATGATGAACACACAAGCGGCATTAGATAATGCACTAAAGGGTAAATATGCCGAAGATATGGGTAAACGAGCCAAAATTGTTCGAGAATTATTTAGAAATGTTACATTAGATTTATCAAA